ATCCTCCACCACTCTCGTTTGATTAAAGATCCTTCTTCAGCTGTTGGGTTCTGCATCCATTGTGCATTCCATTTACCCACGCTCAACGATGCTTTAACAGATTCTAACTCATCGAGTTTCCAATACTGCGGCCACACAGGTTTACCCGATGGCATGATTGCAGGAAACTCTATAACTTCCCATTGATCTGATTTTAATTCTTTTTGAGAACGAAGTAACATTCCTGTTAGATCTTTCATGTTCCATCTTGTCATAACCACGACGATCGCTCCACCTGGTTGTAAACGTTGTCGTGGTCCTGATGTGTACCATTCATAAGCACGCTCCAGTGCCTGTTGATTCATAGCGTCTTGCTCGGAGTGTGGATCGTCGATAATTAAAAGGTCTGCACCTCTACCTGTTATCGCAGATCCCACACCAGCCGCATAGTACTCACCTCCTTGCTCGGTCTCCCATTTACCAGCTGCTTGAGAATCTTCTCTTAACTTTGTTTTAAATACTTGTTGATACTCTGGACTATCAATTAAATTTTTTGCTTTACGACCAAACCTAATTGCTAGTTCGGTGGTGTGTGTTGTTTGAATAATTTTAAGATCAGGCTTTCGTCCTACCATCCAAGAGGGTAAGAGGTAGGACGCAAACTCTGACTTTGTATGTCTGGGTGGCATGTTGATGATAAGTCTTTTTATTTTTCCGAGAGCTAATTTATTAAACTTATCAGCAATCTCTTTGTGATGTTTGCCTTCGATGAACTCTGGCCAGACATGTTTTACAAAGCTTAAGAAATCTTTTTGTACAGAATTTTGTTTTTTCTTTTCGTCGTATTTGATTGCGTATTTTAAAAATTCTTTTTTCGCATCAGGTGGAAGTTGGTCAATTAATTCTTGTTTCATTTTCGTTTACCTTCGCGGCATTCGCCGTTGTGCACATACAGTAGGTTTATTATAGATTTAAATTTTTTGTTTCGCAACCCTCTAGAAATAGCATAACCTTTCTTCTTTCCAGATAGTCTGAAGTTTTCAGTCTTAACTTCCCAACATTTAAGTTTACCTGTGTCTGGATTAAAGGTTATTAAATCTACTGCACCGTTTGTTTGGCAGGAATCAAAAACATCTAAACCTTTAGCCATCAAATAGCAGATGGCGATCTTCTCACTGTAGCATCCTTTTCGGTTCTTTTTCATAACCCCTTTTGAAAAAAAATTTTGCAAAATTTTTTACAACCTGCAATATATATGAAAACGAAATTAACCCATATCTATTTGTAAATCAAACACTATATACTAATATATATAACATCCTTTTGCTTTTAGGGTTGTTATCTTTTCTTTTTTATTTCTATAATATATTTGCTTTGGTACCTCTATTAATTAATAAGGGGCTACGCACTCTCAATATCTAATATAAATAGTATGCCTAGGGGCATACTCTTATGTGTCGAAAATCGACACAACCCACGCTTGAAACGTGGGTCGTGGCTTGTGTTTAATTATGCAACTTTTGATTGTTCTTTTTTATCTAAAATATAGGTTGTTGTGTTTGTTGTTCCATCAACATATTTTAAATAATAATCCATATTATTTAAAATTGAGGTCATGCACTCAAAACCACAAGCACCATCTAATTGTGGGATTGTGTGTTTTTCAGTAGGCAATTTAGAAGATTGTTTATAAAAATCTTGATATCTTGCCAATCCTGTCAATTTGGTTAATTCATCTTTTTTTTCTTTTTCTAAACATTCTTTTGAAGGTTGCCAATTTGGATTGTGAAAAGTTAAGCCATAAAAAGATTTATTAAATTTTAATAATTCTTTTTCAAATTTTCTAGCCATCCAATAGCCAAGTGCTTTTCCTTTCATATCATAACCACCACCACAAGTTGATGACACCTTTTCACCATCAACCCACAACGAACAAATGTTATAACCATAACTATTACGACCTCTTGAGGTCGTATATTTGAATTTAAGTATTTTCATTTTTTCTTTCTCCTTTATTTGTTATCTACAATAATAGTCTCAAATTTAAATTTTCTCAAGTCCCAATAATCCTTAATTTCCTTCCTTGCTTGGTCATTGATTAAATCCATTTTGCAAAATTCAAGACTTTCTTTTTCTGTGTGACCTTGTGCCTCCATTCTTACAATGGAGGCGTTGTCAATAGCATAAGTTTTATAGATTGGTTTCATGTTTTTTCTCTCCTACTCATAGCAACATTAATTAAATCCTTATCAAATCCATTACAAGTAAACATTGAATTAAAATTATCTCTCAATGTGTTTCTTGCTTTTTTACAGTCGATTTGGTGGCAAGGATTACAAAGATTAATTTTTTTCAAATAATCTTTTGTTTTACCTTTTATCTCGATGTAATAACTCCAATCAATTTTGGTGCTTTTACATTTACTACATTTAGTCATTTTTCATTCTCCTTTTTATTTGTAATTCAAAACGAATCACTTATAAGAATATATGGGAGTTAAATTTAAAAAGCAAATGATTAAAAAAACCAATATATCCAGGATTTCCAGGTTTTCCGGTTTGAGCTGCACCAGGACCAATTCCGAGCTGGAATTTGAGCTGCTAAAAATCCTGGTCGACCTGGCACAATTCCTGGAATTGTTTAAAAGGTCCCAAACAAACCACGACCCACAAACCGAAAATAACTTTTTATTTTTTAATTTTATAAATAATGTACAGGCGACAAGCGATAGAGTACAAGCGAAGAACTCACAAGCGAAACGAGGTGCGTTGATTAATTTTTTTTATAATTAATCAACAAGCGATTGATCTCGTCCCAATCATCAGTTGCGAGGGAAGGTGTCTCTCGATGGTCTTCCAAAAGTCCGTGAATACTTTTGCTCTCATAAAGTTTTACGGAACGAGGAACGTCTGTTCCGAGCAAGATGAAATTCCGATTTGGTCGTGTCAATGCAAATAACTTTTGATGTGGAGAAAATGTGATTTTATGGGAATGAGCAACCTTTAACTCAACCATGAAAAATCCACAATTATCGTGGTATCCCAATAAGTCTGGTGTTCCAAAAGATGACCAACTTTCTAATCTTGTCCACCTAATTTGAGGTGTTTTTTTGGATAGTAATTTCCAAAGTTTAGTCTCTGGTTTCATCGTACAAAGACTTATTTTAAAAGTATAAAAATTGCAAGGTAAGATAGGTCGTAGAGGTGTTGAAATCTTAATGTACGTTGATCTATGGAAGAGTTTTTTTGAGAAAACCCTCCCAAATATTAATTTTGGGAGGGAAAGGGAGTTTTTTAACTTTCTTGATTTTCTGCCTTTTCAAGAATTAGTCTCTGCATTTCTGCAAGTTCTCCAAAAGTAGTATCCAAAGAAATATCTATATCTTCTCCAAATACTTTTTTGAAAGATTGTTTAAAGTGTTCTTCAGTATTAAAGTCTTTTAGTTTCATATGTCCCTCCTATCCATATAGTTCTTTTTGTATTTTATATTCTTCTTCAGACAATTCCACCAATGTAATAAAAGTATTTAATATTTCTTTACTTTCTTTAGTGCCATTGTCTCCTATAACAAAATTAACAGAGGTAATAATCCTATCATAAATACCTTGTTTTCTTATGTCGTGTAGTTTCATTAATCCTCCTCTCCATTTCTAAATACTTTATCGTATTTATTAACGCATTTTAATTGATAAAGAGCATCTTCAATAAAACCTTCTTCATCAAAATTAAAAAAAGTTTCATTTTCTTTTACTCCAAGACTTTCTGCCTCCTCCCCATCATGATCGTCTTCACTAGAAAAACCACAAATCATGACAGAGTTTTTTTTATAATAATCCAACTCTTCTTTAAGTTTTTTTATCTCTTCATCTTTTGTCATATCGTTTCCCTTTTCATTATGTCTTCGTCTTTCATATAACCTATTCTCATAAACTTTTGAGGTTGTATCCACTTAAACCAATCAATCATTGATGGAATAAAACCCAAGTCTTCTTTGATATGTCGTTCTGCAATCAATCTTACAGGGACTTTCTTACCATCTGAATTGGTTATAGTTGTGCCAAACTTTTCTTCACAAGCAAAACAACCTTCTGCGTGGTGTCTCAATGCTCTATGTCTAAAGTCTGGCATTATTTTTTTACTTTCATCAAACCAATCGTGGATTGCTTGATAGTCTTCTGGTTTTCCTCCGTAATGTTTAGCAGAAGACAAAGAGTGATGATAACAATTTGCCATTAAAAATCCTCCCCATGTTCATACTCAATCATAGTAAAATATTGGTGTTCAATTTTATTATTTTTTGAGTTCCAAGTTATATTTCCATTTTGACCCTCGTTTATTTCCCAACCTCCGTGATTATCTTCAAGTAAATCATAACAAAAGTCTTCAATATAATCATGCAGAGATTTATGGTCAGTTGTTTCTTCTCTTTCAAAAGTAGTATTGTTCCACCTTGTCCAAGTGCCAACATCAATACTTGCATTCAACTTTTTAGGTTCGTAGGATATTTCGTTGATTTCTCCACTATCTCCACTCCCATTATATTGAACCTCAAAAGATTTAACTTTTAACTCTTTAAGTTTCTTTTTAAATCTTTCTGCTTTTTTAGGAAAGTTGTCTGCTTTCTCCTTTCTTTCTCTCATATACTTTGTATGAAAGTCTTCTTTTATTTCTTCTATTTTACTCATTTTTCATTCTCCTTTTTATTGTTTATGCAACTTGCATATCTTCAGTTAATACTAGAACATCTTCATTAAGTTCAACAATATGAAACGAATAGTTTCTATTGTCTTCATTTAATAAATTTAATGCCACTAGTTTTTTATTTGCTAATGCCAAATTATCACTTGCTTGTTCAACATGATAATCTGGTTTCATTTTTGAACCTTCAATATAAAATTTTCTAATTATTAAATATTTCATTTTATTCCTACCTCCTTTCTTTTTCTTGCCCAACTACCAAAGTAATATTTTCCATTATCTTTAGAAATACTTTTTTTGATTGTTGAATATTTTTTTACTATTTCTTCATCACAATACCAACACAAAGACAATTTCACTAGTTGTCTATGTGGTTCTAATTGTAATTTTATATAATCAATTAAAGATTTTGTATTTTTCAAACAATCTTTTGTAATAAAATTTAAATCAAAAATGTCTTGTGATTCTTTATGTTCATCTTCAAAAGTTGCAATTACATTAATTGATAAATTTTTTACAAACATAGTCTCTAAAAAATCTTGTGTATTTACAAAACTCATTACTCATTCTCCTTTCTTGCTTTATTGATTGCGTCTAAAAATTCAGACAAGGTTTTAAATTTTCTTTTACCACCTTTTCCAAATCCTACATCTTGATCGACCTCAATAGATTTTAATTTAACTCTATTATAATGTCTTGTGTCTTCATAACTATCTTCAAACTCAAATGTGTATAAATACTCAATGTCTCCACCAAATTGATTGTCAATTCTATAATCTGTATCTTGATCTAGTAATTTTTTAGTAAATTTAGCAAGATTGAAATACCCATTAACATTATCATAATCAGACACCATTAAATCATTAACAAGGTCTTGTCCTGTTCCTGTTAAATAACCATCACAATGACGATAAAGTAAAATTTCAGTTCTACCATTTTTAATTATTATATTTGATCTTGTACTCATTTTTTATTCTCCTCCCATTTTTTATTTAATTTAATAAATGCTTTGCAAGTTTCTAATAAACCTTTCATATGTTTTTTTTTAGGTTTATATCCCTCGTCCCATCTATCATATATGGAATTAGCATAATGATGAAAATCGTCTGCTAAAATTCCAAATCCCTCATAACCTTTTTCTTTTTGTTTCATATTTTCCTTTCTAAAAACAAGATATACAATACTCCTCATTTTGTCTAGATATCTCGTCTAATTTCATCATCTGTTTACATGATCTACAATACCCTTTTGGTGCGATTTCTTTAACATCTAGTTTCACACCTTTTGGGTCTATGTTCCATATCTTCTCGTAAATGTGATAATGAATTATTTTTTCAAGTTCCATTTCAGTTTCTTTTTTATCTGCATGGGTACACTCAAAATTTATTTTTATTTTTAGTCTCTTCATTCTATTTCTTCTACCTCCTCTATTTCTGAAGATATAACCTCTGCACCATCCCAATTTTCATAATGCATTTTACTTATTGCATCTTCTTTATTTTTTGCCTCAACAAATTGAACCTCTCTAATTGTTTCGTATCTAGTTATTTTATAAGTTTTCATAAAGTTGGAATTATATCAGTTGTATTAGTTGATATTGAACCTCCGTCATTTCCCTCATCATCTTGCGTAGGTGTCAACCATATGCCATTACTTAAACGAATTTGAATTGGTCTACTATCCCAACCCATATCCTCTGCGTCTTCTTCAGACATATATTCTACTTTAACAATTTTTTGTCCAAGTAAAAATTTCTCAACTCTTCTAGTCCAATATTCAGTAAGTTCTTTATTAGACATTTTATCTAAAGCTTTTGTTTCTTCTTTCATTTTTCCTCCTTGCCATAAATTATTTCATTATCTTGTTTCTCATACCAACCATGAGGATAAATTGGTGCATCTAAAGAAGTTCTTTCTTCTTGTCTAAAATACATCATGTTATCTATTTTTCTTTCATGGTACATCATTTTTGCAGTTTCATAATCTTCAATAATTTGATCTATGAGTTTTTCTTTACAAGCAAAATGATTAAAATTATCAGTAGGATTATTTTCAAAAAAATCTTCATAATCCCAATGATCTAATTTGGACAATTTATTTATTAATTGTCTTGGAGTTAAATTAAACTCCTCATCTCTTATTATTACTTTTACTCTTTTTAGTTTTAACATTTTTTATTCTCCTTTTTTGATTTGTTTTTTATACACTATTGAAATCTAGAAACAAGGGATTATATGGGAATAAATAAGAAAGGAAAATATGGCAAAAATCAACAAAAAATACATAGAAAAGATAGTTCTTCAAGAAATTCGTTGTTTTAGAGATAATAAGGGAGAACAAGTTGCAAGTGATTATTGGTTATGCAATCAAATTGGTTATATTGGTGCTTTATTATTTATTCTTGATAGACATAGATTGATAGAATTATTTGACGAGGTTCATAATAAAATAAGAGATAGATAAAATAACAAATCCAGGTTTTTCTACCAGGAATTGTATAAAAATAAAAATAAAAAATTTAATAATGCACAGGCGAACAGGCGAGTACAAGCGACCCAGGGTGGTCCAGGGCGACCCACACCTTATAATCAGCTCTTTAGCAGCTTAACGCCAGCTCAACGACAGCTCAATCTTCAAGCGATTACAGGCGATTATTGACTTGTACGGAAAGTTACACTATAAAACAACTTATGGGAGTACCACGACAATTAACCGAAAGACAGATGAAGTTTGCAGAACTTTTGGTCTATAATGAAGGTAGGAAAAGTCCAGCCGAATGTGCGCTGGAAGCAGGCTACAAATCGAGACCAAGGCAGGCTGCAAGCGAGCTGCGAAATCCTAGAATATCTCCGTTGGTGGTGAAATACATTGGTGAATTAAGAGCAGAGGTTCAGGAAAAATATGGAATTAGTTTTGAAAAACATCTAGCAGAACTAGCTAAACTACGAGATGATTCAGCTAAAAAAGGAGCGTGGTCGGCTGCAATTAATGCTGAAGTTGCACGTGGAAAAGCAGGTGGTTTGTATGTAGATCAAAAGCTTGTTGTAACCGGTAACCTGGATAAGATGAGTGAAGAAGAGTTACAGGCGAAGATGCAACAGATTTTAGATGACCACAAAAATTTAATTAATATTACCCCAGAAAAAGAACAATTAAAATCAATAAAAGAGTTAAACCCTGATAATGATTCAGTTCAGAAATAACTCTGCTATATATTCTTCTTGGAAGTTTTTTTATTAAGTTCAACCAATTTGTTTTTACTTGGTACATTTCCATAATTTACTCCTTGTGAGTTAGGTCCTTCCCTTGGTGGAAGTTGATCCCATTTTACATTGGGCATATTCTTTGTCAATGTAGGATTAAACTTTTTATTTTTCATTTATCTTTTCCATTTTAACTACACATCCCCTAGGAAATACATTTCTATCAGAAAACAATTCATCATTAACTTCATAACTTGCAAACGTTCTAACATTTTTATTATCTTTGTTTAGTAAGTATGCGTGTGTTACCATTATCGATGGCATAAACCCTTCAGCTGTATGTAAATCTGCGTGCCCACTATCACCGGTGATATCCAACCATGTAATTTTGTAGAAGTAATATCTTTTCTTTTTGATAATAACAGATTTATATTTAGATTTCTTTGGAGTTTTGGGCATAGGTATTTATACTATAAGAGAAATTTTTGGGCAAAAAAGTTTTTAAAAAAAACAAAAAAGTTCCCGCGCGCAGAGTGCAAACACAAGAATGTCAATGAAATCAATGCTTATTTGACCTTGCCAGAGCAAAAACATCAAAAAGCTAGTAATACCAACAAACTTGCCACTCCAAAATCTGCCTTGGCAGGGCTCGTGGCAGGCTATTATTCGCTAATACCAACACTTATAATCGATTTTTAGCCTCCTTGCCGCCTTGCCGCCTCTAAAATTTTTTTTTTTAAAAAATATTTTTGCTCCAGAATTCCTCTTACACGGCAGACGACTACATTGGAATGATTCTAATCTTTGTAGTTCCTCGTCCCGTGAGCAATTATCTTCTTAACACCATTCCCTTGCAGCTCTATTCTGGCATAAGGTTTCCAAGCTTTACGCATTAGGTTCAGCTCTAATATGAGCGCCGACCATTGTTTAGGTGTGATTTGTTTACTTTGTATTATTACCTTTTTCATAATTCTAGGTGTTAGGCAGTCTCCCGCCTAACACTTTTGGTACCATCATCCGTTACGGATTCTCTAACTCTGTTTATATGTTCTTGATCTAAATAATTCATTTTTATCTGCTTTAATTACTAATCGTGCAGGATTAGCGTCGCCAATAAGATTGCTCTCTTGTATTTCAATACGTCTGACATCCTCTAAATGTCCAGACATTGTTTCAATGTAAACAGGACAATCAGATATTATGGTACCCTTTTGGCCATTGGTAAATTTTTCTAAAATTTGTTGTAGATCTCTTAATCTCATTAGTTTAATCTATCCTCCTTAAATTTTGGGTACATCTGTTGGTGTCTCCTCGCCACATTCTTGACAAGTTTATACCACTTTTCCTTCCACATCTTTTTCATATCCCCTTCTGTTTTATTGTACATATTAGCGATATTATCTAATCTCTTCATTTCTTCTTCGATAGTACTCATTGACCCTCCTTAAAAAGTCGTGTTGATATTGTTGAAATTTTGTCCCTTCTATGACAAATTCTTGGTAGTAATTATCCTTACTACACATCATTACTACACCTTTAGTAATACTTGTTTTATGCACAAAGTTGTGCGCCATTGCATAAGCCCCTAGCTGCAGAAAGTAATCCCCGATCCACTCTTCTCGCTTCGGTTTATTCGTCTGTTTAAAGTCGATTATCGCATCGCTGCCCTTGTGAACTGCTACAAGGTCTGTTTGCCCTGCATAGAGCCCTGGATAGTACAAAGTACATTCTGTGCCGTAGTACTCCGTTAAATTGCATAGACCCTGCTCTATGACCCTTAAAGCCATGTTATGGGCCTGTTTTCCGACGTTGGTAAGATCTAAATACCCTTCTTTCAAGATATACTTCTCTAGGATCTTATGCATCGCCGTTCCACGGCTCGAACTTTCTTCAGTAATTTTAGCTGCCGTCGCCTCGCCCACCCTTGATCGCCAAGCTGCCAAGCTATCTTGCTTTTCCTGTGATTCGGTGGCCTTTAGAATCGTTGTAACACTTGGTAACTTTTCTTTATCGTTGATATTATAGTGACGGATACCGTCTAAAGTCTCACGCACCGTCTTTGGGTATATATATTTATTATTTCTTTTCATGTGTCATTATCCATCTTAAAGCTGTAGTACTAGGATCAAAGCTATCGAACTTGGCACTACATCCTGTTAATATTAAAAAACTAATTATCACTATTATTTTCATCATCCTCCATAACTTTATTAATTACATACCAAGCAATCATACCACCTACAATAATCGCCCCCATACCAAGAAAAAACATACCTAAACCATGATAGAATGTCATCAAATTCTTCTCCGTTTACCAAATATTGTTCTCCAAAACCAACTTCTACAAATCGAAATTACTGTAAAGATAACAGCTATATGAAAGCTTTCTAACACAGTTGGGTACATATTAAAAAATGGAAAAATGAATAACTGTATTAATGTTGATAGGATTAATCCACTACCAACATCGATACACGTTTCAAATAAATTTCTCACTTCATACCCTTAATCAATGCATATCCTATTTCTTCGACGATTTGCGGGACGATAGAATTTCCCAATGCTTTAAGTCGGTGTACCCTGCCGGATATCCCATGAGCCACTCGACCCACGTTGGGTTCAAACTCCCAGTAATTCCCTTCTGTCTCAAACGATTGGGTAGTTGAGAGTTGTGTCTCGGTTTCTCCTGTATGTGTTTCAGACTGTTCTGTCCTTTGTAGTCCCTCTGGGTTGGTGTCGGCCACATCTCCACGGCTGCCGTCAAGTTGTGTTGCACGGCTGCCTTCACTCCCTTTCTCTTGATCAGAGTATCTAGTTTTTCTTGGCCTGAAGCTTTCGGTGTTGGCCACATCCATTTCTTCATTCGTGGTGGACGTAGTGTTGTGCCGTTCATCATCGCTTGTGCTTCTTCCTCCGTCAGTTCCCCTGCTTCGACTTTCTTTCGCATGATCATCGTCTGACCCTCCGATGCGTGTCCGAAACCCTTCGTCGTTGGCGTTGGCCACATTGATTTCGGATCTATCTGTTCTTTGCCCTCTATCAATTCTGCTAGACCTCTGCCATAACCCTTGGTCGTTCGACCTGGTTCGTTCGCTCTCGGTGTTGGAAACATTTTCTCTGGTTCCCTCTTCCATTCGATCGAGTGAAGAGCTGTCATTACGTTGTCGTACTTGATTGTTTTTAAGTGAGGTTTGATCTTCTCCCAATCCTCGATGCTCGGATGACTGAACCCTGCTTTGTCTCGTCTGAACCAATGTTCGATTGTCGTCTTTGTTATTCCTGTCTTCTCGAATAGTTCTTTGACCGATGTCTGTTCTCTCATGTAATCCACGAATTCCTGTTGCTCTGGAAGATTCTTCCTCGTTAGCATCTCGTAGTCCTTGTATTGTTCCATCAGTTCTGGATTGGCTCTGATCTCCTCGACCATCACTTCGTCTGCTAGAGTTATCTGTATCTTCGATCCCGTTGCTCGAAGATTCTTTCCCTGTAATAGTTTCGTTGCGTGTTTCAGAGAATCCTCTTTCGAATCCATTGTTGTTGGAGTTCGCCATACTCTCATGTCCGTTGTCGCCCTTCCGTATTTTACTTGTTCGGCTAGACTTCCTGGTGGTACTGTGTTCCGTCCTATACTCTTCCTGTATTCTTCTCTCCTCTTCATTGCTTCTGGAGATCTCTCTTCTCTCATCGTTGCCGAAGGTGTTAACCACATCTGATCTAACTGCGATGAACCAAATTCTTTCTCTTCGATGGGGAGCGCCGACACCTGCAGCTGGAATATTGAACGCTTGGACTTCGTATCCTTCATCTTCCAAGTTAGTGCACACAGTTTCGAAGACCATGCCGTCTTGGATGTTAACAATTCCTCGCACGTTCTCGCCAACCACGATCCTCGGTTGGAGTGCCTTGATAATACGAAACATCTCTGGCCAGAGATGTCGGTCGTCACTCGTTCCTTTTTGTTTGCCTGCGACCGAGAACGGTTGGCACGGGAACCCTCCTGTGACGACATCTGGAAGTTCAATTCCGTCTGCGATGAGTTTTTCTTTTGTGATTTCTCTGACATCTTCGTATACCTTTTTACCTTTCCAATGTTTATCTAATATTAATTTACTGAACTTATCGTTGTCACAAAAAGCTACAGTTTCAAAATGTCCTGTTCTCTCTAATCCTAAACTAAATCCTCCTAGTCCACTAAAGAGATCTAATACTTTAAGTTTCTCTGTCATATAGTATTTCTGTTTTTCCATTATTAATGTAATAGCCAGAAATTTTTTTCACTCTCTTTCTTTTTCTTTTTTCTTTCTTACTTTCTATTCTCTTCGGTTTGTTAAACTTGTTCATAAATTTAGCTATGAAGTTTTTCATCACCTACCTTAAATTCGCCTTGGTTGTCACAAGTTTCGCAATCAGTTATAATCTCTTCTCTACCTTCTTCAATAAGAATTCTTCTATATCCGTTGCCTCTACAATCTTGACATATAATATTATGTGTTTGCTTTTCCATTTTTATATCCTGTCTTCTTTGCAGCTCTTGTTGCTAAAGCTTCTATTGTTTTACTAATTGTTAACTTTGCATCTAAAAATTTACCGTTCGATAGAAATTCTAACTTACGATAAGTATCTATAGGCACAGAAACAGATTTAAATTTGTTTGGATCTGCCATTTATTTCCTCCTCTAGTTTTATTATTTCAACAGGATGTTTTCCTGCCGGTGTCCAATAATAATGTACATTGATAGATGGCAATGAATAAGTGACATCATCATACATAGGTTGCCAAGGTTCATCGTAACCTAATTTGTACCATTTTTGTATTTTGTTTTTCATATTTCCTTTCTGATTATTGTTCTCTTCATTTATATGGGAATTTACAATAACAAAACAATACTTGCAAGTAATATTTTTTTAATATAAAATATTGTTCTCTTCTCACACCTTTTGTTTGTGCGTTCCTTTCTTGGAACGCACGGACACTAACCTCATAGAACATTCAAAGAACGCTAAAAGATTAGAACAATTCTAGGTTGTGGTTAAATTTCTGTCATGGGTTGACAATAAAACTTAATGTGGGCGTAAGATTTATTAACAGTTTCAGAACCTATCTCTGCTAATTTTTTTGAAGATTCTCCATAACCATATTGTAAACACTCATACATTGTATCAAATCGAGTTGGCCACTCGTATGGTTCTAAACATTGTCCACTCATTCCAGAGCACATAATTAATATCAAAATAAATTTCATTACTTTCCTTGGCCACGATACTTCTTAAAAGATCTACGTTTTGATTTGTTCATTTTACATTTACTAGGATTGCGTCCTATCGAAGTTTTGTGAAAGATAGCTTCGTGTTCTATATGTTCTTTCCATTTTCTAGCCATCTTCGTCCAACCATTCTTTGACAAAAGGTTTAGCACCTTTAGGTGCAGTAATCACAGGTAAGTAAGTTATCTTACCATTGATGTGTTGTTCTAGATCTGAACCACAACTCATGCATCTAAAAAAAGCAAGATCAATACCAACTAACACTGTAAATTGATCACATGTTGGACACTTACCATTTACAATTTCTGCTTCTATTTTAAATTTTCTTTTCTTCGGCATTTTATTTTAATATCAATTTCTTGATACTCTTGCTACCGTCAATATTGTCCTCTAATTCTGCCATAGATTTTATGCATTGATATTTAATATTTGTTTTTCCAAGAAGTTTTAAATCACGTTTAGCAATACGACCTCGTTCCATACATTTTCCAAATGAAGGTTGTATACGTGCTTCCTTAATTTCTCCGTTGACAATCATCAACAAAGCTACAATCATTTCAGTCATTAGTGTGCACTCTTTCCATTTGCTCGTACTTTATCTTTTAAATCTTCAACATCATTTAATGCTTTTTCTAGTTGTGCTTTTAAAAATTCTATATTAACCTTATTAGTCATATTTTGTTCTTGAGTTATTTCTAATTTTTCTGTTGTTTTATATAGGTCTTCAATCAACATATATTGTTCTTGATCTGTAGGCAGTTGCTCACTTTTTTTAAGCAAATCTGCCTCAAACAACTCACGTGAAGTCTCCAACGATACAAGTCTTGCAGTCAACTCGGTATATGCGAACACGCCAGCTGCGACGAGCAAAATTAGAGAGGCAACCGTCTTCATAGGCATCTGCACGGCTGCAGATTCAGATATGTTTAATGGTTTTTTACTCATCTTTTGGTTTAGGTAGAGGCAGTATATAATCTTTTGGAGGCATCTTCAATGTTGTATTATCCATAGTTTTAGCATCTGGATTAGACTTTAGGTAGTCTTTTTTCATACCTTTCCAGGTATTTTTTTCTACAGGTCTTTCTTCCTCAACCTTTGTAGGAATTACACCCTCACATTTTGATACCAATAAGTTAAAATTTTCATTACGTTTTAGTGTAGGATTTCTGTTAACTTTGTTACACATTTTCATTAACTCTAATTGTTGTTTAAGTCTTTCATTTTCTAATGCTAAATCGTTTCTTTCATTACATTGTAAATTACCAAGGTATTTTCTAAACGTAAGTCTTACTTCCTCTGATTCACTACCATTCCAAGAATTATCGTAGTTGTTATAATCATAATCTCTACGAGATACTGACATATCTACTTCACCAGTTCTACATTCGTTAGGGTATGAGTTTAAGTATTCGTTTCTAGGATACGCAGGATTTACACAAAATGCTAATAGAGTTAGCAGCACAATCAATATTCCTGTAAAATAATAATTCATCCTGGCAATCTCCATAATTCATCCTAATAATTTATTTCTCTATTTAAGTCTTTGATATCCCACTCTAGGTCATTGACACGATTAGCTAATAGTTCATACAAGTTTTCAGCCATTTCCCATGTGCCTTCTGCTCGTTCTAGTTTTTGTAAGATTGTGTTTGTTTTTTCTGTGAGTACAGCCATGTCTCTTTGTAAATTTACGAGTTCAACTGTTTTAATTTTTTCTATTTCTGCTCTATTACCGTTTATGGTATCTGTTAAATTAACAATATACTTAACACCCGTAAAAGTTCCGACCAAGACCGAAGCCACGACCGGAACCATTACAATATTCTTTTTTAATAAAGCTGCTAAATTCATAAGGCATAAAGTCCTATATAAGGATTGCTCCCATCACGAAAGCAGCTACAGCAACAAGGATACATACCTTGTGGTTGTGCCATACTTCCATAGCTTTGTCTTTAATTTCACTTATCATCGTCTTCCTCCAAGTTTTTCAGCTTATAATCATAACTACCTTGTTCATGTTCGTCGGTAATCCATTTAGCTGAATTTTCCACAGAGTATATTTTACTAGTTACTAATCTATTAATCAAGGTTTTGTTTGGATCAACTCCCATAGATGGATCATAAATTTTTAATCTATTATTTGGTTGAATTGCATAGTTTCCATCTTCTAATTCTATGACATGACCACACTTATGTTGATCTGGTTTTTCTGAATAACCGAAATTTAATTCGTTAAAATCTCCTGCACACCAATCAATTGTAAATAAATACTTACCTTTACGTTTTACTTTACGTCTAGATGTATATTCCATTGTGCATCCTGCAATTTCGTAAAAAGTTGTAACACTTACATTGTAACTAAAACTATCCCACATAACTACTTCATCAAGTGGCAACTCTTTTACACCTGGTTTAGTACAGAATGCAGTAATAGGTGCTCTCCACCACAGGCCACCATCTTCCATTAAGAAATGAAATAGTGGTACTCTATTTGGTATAGAACTAAAACCAAATACTCCTACTTCAAAATATTTATCGTGAGAATCTTTTTGATCTCGTAGATAGTTACCTCTGACGTAACATTCTATTATAGGTATGTTTGCATTTAAATAAGCCATTATTTAATTTCACCCCAATTATCCCCTTGTTCAAAATCCACTTTGTTAGGTACCTGTAACTCAACTGCAGATTCCATTATCTCTATAATTTCTTCTGCTTTTTGAGGCGATTCAACAGAGATATCTACCTCATCGTGAATTTGTATATGTGGTATTATACCATTTTCATACAGTGCTACCATAGATTTTTTTGTCATATCCGCTGCAGATCCTTGTATCAATTTGTTCAAAGCTTTGTAAGTAAAGGCACGCTTCAATGGTTCATCATATTCTTTTCGTGCTAACTCCAAAGGTAAAGGTTTAAATACACCAAATTGAACTGGCTGCCAAAGATCAAAATGACACGCACGACCAAGTAAAGTTCTTATTTTACCACGATCGTTTGCTTTGCGAGACACATTTTCCATTAATTGTTTTACGAATGGTGCTTTACTATGGTATTGTTTAATTAATTTTTCTGCAGAATCTTTCATTAATCCTAACTCTGCCATTAATTTATTTTTACCCATTCCATACATCAAACCTAAATTAATTGTCTTGGCTTGTTTTCTTTCTATACCTGCCATGTCAGCTACAACTTGGTGAAAATCTGCATCACCCATTTTATAAGCATCTACAATTTCATCAACACCTTCTAAATTTTGTAACTTTGCATAGTGCACAAGTATTCTAGGTTCTTGTTGTGAGTAATCAAATGATCCCCATTTATGTTTTTCCTCTGGTACAAATATAGATCTAATTAACGGTCCAAGTTCAGGGTGCCTCGCTGGTATCTGTTGCAAGTTTGGGTTCGACATTGAAAATCTACCGGTCACGGTACCACCTTGATCTGATCGTATTTGATTTATATCGGCATGTATTCTACCATTGACTGCGTGTTTAGTAATTGAATCTATAAAAGTTGTGTGTGCTTTGTTAATCTCTCTTGCATCTGCAATTAATTTTGGAAGTTCGTGTGGATGGTTTTGTAAAAAGTTTTTTGTAAAACTTGGTTCGTTACTTTTTTCTGTTCTATCATAAGGTAATTTTAATTTATCAAAAGCTTTGGCAATAGATCTAGCTGCATGTATTTCTACATCAACTCCTGTTAAACTCTTGATTTTATTTACGATTTTAGCTTCTCTTTGCATTAGATTTTTTTTAATTTTATCAGCTTTTTCAAGATCAACTTTTACTCCTTTGAATCTCATATCAACAAGACAAGGAAAGAGTTTAGTTTCAAGGTTAAATACATCCCATAACTCTTCTCGATATAATTCTGTCTCTAATTTTTTCCAAAGTTTTAAAGTAGATTCTGCATCTCGTTCTGCGTATTGTCCTACAAATAATGCAGGTAATCTCCACATATCTTTCTTTGGATCTAAACCATATTCTTTTGCAGCTGCTTGTAAAATATTCTCATCTTTACCCATGCCAATGTAATGTTTTGACAATGTATTTAATTGATAAGACAATCTATTCTCATCAATTAAAGACGCTGCTATCATAGTATCTACTATCTTACCTTTGACAATTAAGCCTTCGGTTCTTAACCAACACACATCATACATTGCATTATGAAATATAAATGTTGTATCTGTTTGATTAAGTATTTCTTGTAGCCAAGAATAAACTAATTTTTTATCTAAATTACCACCAGATTCATGGTAGATAGGAAAATATCCAGACCATCCTTCTACTGCTACGGCAATGCCTGCAATGTGTCCTTTACCGGTAACATTACCAGAACCTAATTCTATTAAGTTTGGATCATTAGTTTCTAAATCAATTGCAATTTCTTTGTAGCCTTGAAGATCTTTTAGTTCCTCTGGCATAACCCATTCCGTTTCAGGTGTAAACAACGGTATCTGGGTACTTCTCACGAGTAATCCCTTTCAAGAATCATTTCTAAATAGTGTATTGCCTTCTTCACATCCTCCTCTTTTCCCTTCGACTGGTGTCTACAGATGTATTTTATAGCGTTCCCCTCTGCAAAAAGCAACTTGTTTTCGTTTATAAAGTGTGCAGGTTGGATCTTCATATTACGATAATGTTTCCCACCGACCTGCTTTTCTAACGAATCATATGTTGGTCCTTTAAATATATCTTTGTTGGTCATAGTATATAAGCACGATCAAAGTTCTTTGGATCTAATACATGTAATTCACGCTTCGCTCTCGTCGCTCCAGTATAAAATAATCTATGTAATTCATCTGGATCATAACTAAATGTTTCAAGAGCTGCATTGGTTAAAT